CTCACTAGAGCCGGCTTCACGGAAACCAACAACATAGTTTACAAACTCTAAAAAGTCCTGTTTGATAATTTTGTCAATAGAAACACCAAACACCATTTGAACTACTTCTTGTAATAAACTAAATTCTTGCTTGTTTAAGCCTGTGAACTCTTGTATCTTGCTGGTTAACAGTCCATACATAGTACCATATTCACTGACAGTGGCATTGCGATAAACTGCCTCAATCTTGCGACGATTGAGGTCATAGGTTTCTTGATTGACAATTAGGCCTGCATTTTGTGCTTCGTTGAGTTTTTGGATTGCGTCTGCATATTTTTCAGTGGCCGTCATCTCAGCATTTCTTTGTTCGGTAGCAATCTTTTGAATGTCTTTGCTGTACTGTGACTGTGCTCCCAACAATGCTGTTCTATGTTTGGTTTCTATTTCTGCAATCTGTGTAGTGCTAAGGCTGGCACTGTCTTCCATTGCACGACGATAGGCAGTTTCAATTTCTTCTACTGCGGCAACATAAAGTTGAACATTGGTCTTGTTGTCGTCAAGGTGTGTTTTATATTGTTTGTACAATTTGTCAAGACTGCCTGTTTGAACGGCATACATTATTTCTTGATGTTGCTTTTCAATCTTCTGTCTTTCATCTACACTCAGTTGAGCATTGTCTCTAATGGCCAAACGATAGGCCATGTCAATTTCTTTTAACTTGTCACGATAACTAGTCTCTTCTGTTTTATTGTCTTCTGTATATTTTTTATATTCTTTGTACAGAGCAGCAAAGGCACTGGTCTGTGCCTGTTTGAGAGCATTTTGATAATTTTCTTCAATGTTCTTTCTTTCTTCAGCACTTTTGTTTTGGGCTTGCGACATAATTGTATTATGTGCTGCCTCAATTTCCTGTGCCTGTTTGGTGTAAAGATCTTGAGCAGTAAGCACTTCTTCATTAGTGTCTTTGTATTTTTTGCTGTAATCTTCTAATAATTTTATTGCATCGTCATAGGCTTGTTTTCTTGCCTTGGTTGATAATTCATTAGCAACAATTATTTCAGCACTGGCCTGAACTTCAGTTTCAACTTGCTTTTTAACTGCTTCACTTAAAGAACCTACACTGGTTTTTAAATCTTTGGCTTTGGCTTCTAAACCTTGATAAACTAATTGTTGTACTTTTTTTTGTTCTTCATCAAGTTTACTAACTTCAATTTGTTCTTTTAATTTGTCAGTAAATTTAGTGTATTCACTGGTATTTTTATTTTGTTGTGCTAACAAATCTTGTAATCTTTGTTGTTGTGCTTGATATTCAGCACTAGATTTTTTAGTTTGAAGTTCACTTTCTTTCTGTTCAAGATTTAATTTTGTCTGACTTTTAGTTGTAGTGCCTAAAGAATTTTCTACTCCGAGCACTGCTTGGTCATAGGCGTTAAACACATTGGTAAAGTTTCCTTTGGCCAATTCTATTAAGGCCGCAGTAAATCCTGCAACCTGTTTGGCAACCCCCACAAATCCATCATATAGTAAAACTAAAATTTGTTTAGCAACCGGTCCAAAAGTATCTGCAAAACTTACACCAATTGCCACTGCGGCTGCAAAACCAGCCACCCAAGGGCCTGCTAATACTGCGGCAATACCAGTTAGAGCCACTACTACAACACCTAAGACTGGAAGTATGTTATCCATATTGGCAGTTAAGTATTCTAAGGCTTTGGTAGCAACATCCGCAGCCTCACTGTTTGCCAAAAAGTCACGAACAGAATTTTGAAGAGAATTTTGTAGTTTAGTAAAAGCCTGACTAAGAGTTGTGTCCATCTTCATGGCCATTAATTCTATTTCGTCACGCATCAATAACATTGACTGTGCAACAATTTCAGATGTTAATTTTTGGTCTTTGGCTAATTCACGAAGTTCACCCTGTGTTACCCCTAATGTCTTTGACATAACATCTAACAGCACTGGGGTTTGTTCTAGAATAGTTCTAAATTCATCACCACTTAGTCTGCCTGATTGCATTGCCTGACTAAACTGCAAAATTGCACTAGAAGCACCTGCGGCACTGGTTCCAGAAACTTTAATCACATTTGCAAAAGTTTCGGTTACTTGTCCAACTTGTTCGGCTGAAATTTTTGCAGTTTCTTGGCTTCTAGATAATTTTGTATAAAGATCACCTAGATCATTTAAAGGAGTTGCAGTTTTTTGTGCTATATTGTAAACAGTTTGATATTTTTTAGCAAAATCTTCACTGCTAGAACTAACCAATTTAACTTTGTTATCCAATTGCTGAACTTCGTTTGCAATTTTTACAATATTTCCAACTGCAAATGCGGCACCAAAAGCACTAGCCACACTGGATAGCCCAGATTTAATACTGGTCAAATCTCTATTAATTTGATTAAAACCTGCTTGAGTTTCGTTAATCAGTTTAACGACTATGCTTGTGTCCGCCATGCTGCCCCATCCTTGTCTTTTGTTCTTTACCCTGCAGATTGTAGAATGCTACCCACATGGTAAATTCCAATGTGGATAACTCTAGGATCTCATCAAGGGACTTATGAAGTTCTTTGGCTAGATACATCAAAAACCAAAGTTCTCTGTCCCGTGTTAGTTTCCCTCTACTTCCTCTACACTTGGTAGATCGCCACCGTTTAGAACACGACTTAATTTTAGGATCACTGCTGGGTCTGCTTCATTCATCAGTGAGGCCTTGTCATACTGCACAAACAATGGCTTACCATCTTCGTCCAGGGCTTTGGTTATCACTGCTTCTACCAATGCTTCCACATTCTTGCCCTGTGTTGACAATTCAACAATCTTGGCTTCTTGCTTGAGAGTGGTAATGTTTCTGTAGTAGACATCCATACCCCATTCTTCAACATGATAGTGATTTAGTTTACCGGCAATCCTTGCTTGGAATTGTTTCTTTACCAAGTCAATTGCAGATCCTTTTTTCTTTGGTTGTGTTGTTTGTTCGTCCATTTTACTTTCCTAGTTTCTTGTTAGTTTTTGCGATTGTTGCCGTGATGGCTTGATTTACAAACCCTCTTGGCGCCTGTCGTGAATAACCTCGTTCCAATCGTTCTATATATGGCACACGGTTCTCCACTGAAATATTTGTACCAGAACTTCGTTGTTGCCAACCTGCTCTGGCACGGCCCTGGTCAATGGGCGTCCTGGGAACTACCTGTGATTTAAATTCGGCGGCAACCGTTTGACGGAACTGAAGAATTGTGTCCTCCAGTTCCTTCAAACTTTGTGTGCTACCAACTAGATCAACAGTGATTTTCAATTAGTATACCCAGTTAGATACCGTTGGTGCACCAGTACCTTGGAAGGTTACAGAAGCAGTTGTTAGACCATCATAACTTGCGTTCACTGTGAATGCAGTGACAATTACAGTACCTACAAACTTGGTACCGTCGGCTGCATCGTTATAAAACTCAACAGTGACAGCATTGTCTGTGTCTGGGTTCATTGATGTTGCAACGATAGAAGTCTCGGAATCGTTGTACACGATGTCCATGCTGCCGTTCCACATCTGTAGACCTTTCAAATATGTTCTGTAGTCGTCACCCATGGCTGTTGTTTCAACAGTCTCACGGTTTACGGTTACACTCCATGTTCTTACATCTGCTACGGCTGTAAGAGTATCACTTCCACTTTTGATCTTTACAGATCCATTATTACCTTGATAGTTAGCCATCTTATTCTCCTATTGGTTCGGTTGGCATTGTTTGAGGTTGTTCCTCTAGAGGAATTTCCTCTTTTACTACTTCAGCCTCGGCCTTGACAATCGTTGCCTTGACTGTTCGGGTTAGGCTGATTTTTTTTGGAGCAGATTGTGCTGTTTGCCAACCTTTTTCCAAAAACCTTTGTAGACGATCTGGTTTGACCCATTGAATCTCATCGTCTTTGAATATTTCAATACGCATTATGTTGTCCCCCTTGGATATTTGTATTGCACTTGTACAGTGACAAGAACTTCACCTAATGGTGCTAGTCTATCTACAGGAGTCACTGATATGACCTGTGTCTTCATAGAAAAATTTGTTGTGCCTCTTTTACGATCAGCATCAAGTGTTTCTTCTATGCGTTCCACAATTTCGTTTTTCTTTTTGTCTAGTTCTACACCACGAACAAAGGATCTTATGACATAATTGATCTGTCCTTCTCGTGATCTCATAGCAGAGTCAAAACGGATTTCATCTCCACTTTGTACTAGTATGGCAGGAAATTGAGTTATTGCGAGTTTTTCAACATCAAAGGGCTCACGACTTACAAGGATGGGTTTTGGATCATCCATGTCCTTGAGCAGACTAACGATGTTTTCTATTACGGTTTCTCTAGTGCTCATTGCTTACCTCTTTAGGCGCAAGAAGTAGTTAGGTGTCTTTTCTGCGGCAGTGACTATGTTGTTGTTGTCAACATCATATTCAACACCGTCACGAATCACCATGTCTATTTCTTCTGCATACATCTTCTTGTAATAGTCATACTTCATTTGAAACACATCCAGTGTGGGTTCAAACTTAGATAGTCTTGGGTAGATGTAGTAGCCTAAAGCACAGTAAACTGCGGCACGAGTAAATTGACTATCGGTTAGTAGGGTTTCATCCATCTCGGCATCAAAGCCCACAATGGTGATATCAAAACGACCAATCTGTTGGCTGGGCCACCAGTTGACTCTGAGGTATCGTTTTATATCCTGTTCCGCCTTGGCGATTGCATCGTCAAAGTTAGGCAAACCGTAGTTTAAAATATCCGGTTCGTATTCCGTGATATTGGTAATAGTCGCAAAAGCCATTGGCTCTCTCCTGTCAGTCCTGCTTTAGGGTAAATTGTATGCGGAGTCCTTCTCCACTGTATATTTAGCAGCCAACAAAAAAGCCACCCAGTTATGAGTGGCTTTTAGGGCTCCCGGTTAGTATTTGGACGAACTTTACAGTTGCCTAGTATTTACCGGGCTAATCAAAAATGATTAGTTAGTGATGCTTGCGTCTGTAACGATTTTTACACCGTGTAGGTCAAACAACTCGCCAACTGCGTAACTCATAGAAGCAACGATTTCTGTTGCTCTTAGAGAAGCATCTCTTTGGCTTTCTAGCACTAGGTCTTTCTTCAAGCAGAATGCCAATGCATCTTGATGCATAACTGCACCAACATACGCACCTGCAGAAGTACCTGTTACCACTGCTGACTCATAGATGTCTACACCGAACAAACGACCAATGTAACCACCACGCAATACTTCATTACCAACATCACTTAATGCTGGAGTTGTTGCGGCACCGGCGTTGGCCAATACTTTGCGTAGGTTGTAGGTTTGGTATGGGTGGAAAACACCAATGTATGGTCCTGTCACACTATTTGCACGAAGTTGTGCAATAGCATTTAGGATGTCATCAGGTGTCAATTCACTTGTACCGGCAGCAGTTGTGCCAGAACTAGAGAAACCACTAAACAAGGCAGCAATGTCTTCGTCAACTTTACGAGCCAATGTCTCGCCAAGAATACGACCAATTGCGGCAGCACTGTCATCAGCAGTAGAATCACGAGCCATGTCAGTCAAAGTTGCCATGATAGCCACTTCGGTTGCAGTGAATGTTTTTTCTGTTGCTGTGATAGTTGTTGCACTTGCGTCACTGTTCTCACCAGAAGTGATACTAGATGTTGCGATGCTTGGGTAGATACCCACATGAGCAGCCTTACCTGGTTGACCAGTTAGGTTGTAGTTACGAACTAGAGGACGCATAAACGCCTTCTCTTGCATTGTGAACAATGCGGTTTGCTGGATTGTGGTAAACAGACCAGCCAGGGTTGTTGATGTTGAATTTGCCATTATAGGCTCCTTAAAATGTTAAATTAGATACGAATACCTTTTGTCTTCATGTGTTCTTTATAAATGGCCCTGTGTGCAGGATCATTCATATTGAGGTTGTCAATATCAAAACTTCCCATTTGTCCATTGGCTTTGCTGACTGAACTTTGACTGCCTGTACCACTAGGGCCAGCACCGACAAAGTGTGGGTTTGCTGAAAGGAATTCATTAACTAGTTCTTCTGCTGTCATCGGAGCACCAGTGTCATTGTATCTTATAGATCCATTGTCATCTAACACTTCAACTGAGCCAGTATCGCCTAGACGAATTTGGTCTTTCAACAGTCTAACCACTTGCTGAGGATTTACTGCTTTCTTGCCACTTGCGGCATTTAAGACAGCACCATCAACTTTGATAGCCTGCAATTCTTTCTGTAGTTGTTGAATAGCCTGGTCTTTTTTGCCCACAGTGGATTGGAGAATCTTTTCAAACTCGCCTCTCTTGGTTTGTTCTTCCATTTGCTTTTTTTCTTCAGCATCTAGAAGTGACCTGTACTTGTCTACATCTACACCTTCATACTGTTTTAGAATCTTAGATCTTTCACGAACTAGTCTTTCCTTGACAATACGATCAATGTCTTCTTGAGTAAATTTGCTATTTGCTTCCTGGGTTTCTGCTGTGAAGTCTGTTTCAACAGTAGGTGTACCAGTTACCTGTTCTTCATTCATTAGAGCCTCCTTATTAGGTGAAGTGAGTGACACCAACCTGATCTAATCAGTTTGATAAACTATTTATAATTCGTTTAATATTTCTTCTTTTTTCTTTTGTTTTTGGCCGTTCTTTGGCCTCTTTTTGGTAGTGCTCTTTTCATCATGCTCTTCCTCCTCGTTTAGGTTTGTTAAACATTGCTTTCTTGGCCATTGGTGCGGCCTTTCTTGCAACAGATAGGGCAATGGCGACGGCTTGCTTTTGGGGCTTGCCTGCTTTGATTTCTCGCCCAATATTTTTGCCAATGGTCTTTTGGCTGTATCCTTTCTTAAGTGGCATAGGTCACTCCTTAGTAAAATGCAAACTTTATTTTCTGAAGTCATAGAAATTAGGATCCTTGTAAATCTCCAACATTTCTATTCTTCTCTGTCTCACCAAGTGAAACAATCTCAGTAGGGCTTTCCTGGCTCTACGAGCCGCCTCCCTATTCTTATTCTTTTGGAACTTCTCATTATTCTTGTAATAGATGTCCATTTGTTGCAGAATTTCTTTGTGTGCATCAGTTGAGGCGATCTTGTAACGGAACTCCTCAATCAAATCCTCAAGACTGGGCTCAATGACCACTGTGTCATCGTCTTCGTCTATGAGCACCAGTTTACCCATTCATTGGTTCCCACTTTAGGCACCACCATGATTCACGGATCGGTGCATTGTTAAATTTGGTACACATTTGATTTAGATTGTAAGAACAATTGCCACAGGCCTGTCCTTCTGGAACGCCATCACTGGCAGAACTTTGATAGGCTGGTGGTAAATCATCTGGTATTGGCTGTCCATCTGGATAAGCACGATCTGGTGTGTCTTCCATTGGCTGTTCGCCCGGTGTTTCAATTGTGCCTGGCTCACCCATTTGACTTGGGTCTAACATATCTTCGTATTCTTCGTATTCTTCTTCACTGGCAATAATCTTCAACATTTGCTTTTCAATCACTGAGTGTAGAACATCACTGCGTGGTGCAGCATCTTTGGCCAACTTCAACATATTCATGTCGTTGTATTTGTCTTGGATGTTGAATGTGTCTGGATAATCTATTTCGCCATCCCATGTGGTGCCCTGCCATTGTGCGTACAGAGTCCAGATCTGCTCTTCGGCGTGCTCTAGTCCATCTGCGGCTTCTGCCAATCGGGCATTTAAAAGTTGGAACTCTGTTGACAAACCAATGCCACTAAGTCTGCGTGTTTCAATGCTTCGAATACCACCCATGTGACTCATGCGGTCAATGGCACCAACTTTGTTTTCAATGCTCTTTAGGAAACCATCCAAACTGCCACCGTTGGGCTGTAATAGGTATGGCTTCAAATCTGCCTGTAGGTCTTCTGGCATTTGTATGATTGATCCCGCACCGGCTGCGGCTGTTGTGCTTGCAGTCTTTACAAGGCTGGGGTGATTGGTCAGGCGTCCTAACTGTTCTAATTCTGAATATTCGTTGTAAATGGCACGGCACATATCAGCCACATCACCTACGAGACTTACACCAACGCCTTTGGTTGGTGATCTTTGTCCATAGACACAGATTGCTGGTATCTTGCCCAATTCATTAGGCATTTCCATAATCAGTTTTGGTTCGGCTGAGCCTACTTGGTAAACCTGTACCATGTCTGGGGTGTAGATACGGAAAGTGTCAGTGCCATCATGACTGCCTTCAAAGATTTTCAAATAGGTCAATACATAGACACCACTGAGGTTTCTTTCATAGTGCCAGTCTAGAACATTCTCCGGCGTAACCAAACTCATGTAAGGACGAATGCCCATTGACAATTCTTCTGCACGGGTAAGTGCTTGACTTGGCGGTTTGTCTAACAAGATCCACACATTGCCATAGACATTGGCATAGGTGCTGACATCTCGCATGACTGCACTATAACTGCGACCATCTAGGTCAGCATCTTTCATGAAACTTTCAAGTCCAGGATCGTTTTCTAGACTGCCCATGTTTCTATCTGGCTCCACACGGAACAAGAAACTGTTGTAGATTGCCACAATGGCCTTGACATGGTTGTCATAGGGTGTGCTATCTAAACGGCTTTCATAGTCCATTTGACTTTCCATGGCATAGGCAGTAAGGTACTTGCCGTCACGGAAGTTTTTGCCTCCAAGATAACTGTCAATCAGGAATACCCATCTTTCAATGTTATCTTGCCAGGCGTTGTGGGTATACAGTAGTTTTGATTTGATTGCTTCTGCATTGCTTGGTAGTAAACTCATTTTTATAGCCTCTTGGTTGCGACGCCCCATCTTAGGGGCTCTTCTGGGGTTTCAATTCTGGTCTTGATAGGGAACAGGTAATCAGTCATATAGGTCAATGCGTCAAATTGGTGATCAAGACCGTGGTCTTTGTCTATAATTGAAGTTGACTCTTTGTACGACAGTCTTTGTAAACTATCTATGGTATGCTTGCACTTGGGGTCCACATAGAGACTTACGGCACCTGCGGCCGTTTTAAGTTTGGCATTAAGACCATTGACACGATCTCTCACAGGAGTATGAGATTGGCGTGCCTTAACATTGAACCCAGCATTCATCAAGATGCTGAAATCAGTTCTTCCTCCTGCACTTGTTTTTTTCTGTCTGGAAGCAGGATCGGGGTAAGCAACCACTTTGGCATAGGGATATCTGTTTTTGATCTCCTCTGCCAACTCGTCGGTGTTGCTGCCTTCCATCCTAATCTCGTCAAACACATGAACTTGATCACCCCGTATCTGTGCGATACAGGCTGTAATCGGCAAAATATTGAAGTCAATGCCAATGTGTAACACACTGGTCTCTGGATCTTCTAATTTCTTGACATGAGTCTTGTAATCAAAGTTATAGGCAACCACACCACTCCAAGTGGTAAAGGTTGCTTCGTATTCTTGTTGAAATGTTTTCCAATCTAGATCTCTCTTGGCGGAGTCAATTTCTTCTTGATCAACATTGCCGCCTTCAATAGTGGTAAATTGGAAAGCACTCCAGTCTTTTTCATTCAGGGCTTTTGTAAACAGTTTGTGGCTCCATGAGCCTATTCCTTTTGGGGTACCCGTGAACAGAGCACGACCTTTTTTGTCACTTAGTGCAGGACGAATAACCTCAGTAAATGCCTCTTCTGGCGTGTCCTGAAATTCATCAAAAATTACAAACGAAAGCCCTAGGCCACGAAGTGAATCAGGCGAATCTGCGCCCTTGAGAGCAATTACACTTTTGTTTTTAAGAACAATCTGTAGTTCTGCTTCATTTGAACTTTCAATCCAACGAAGTTCTGTAAGTTTGGCCTTTAACTGCACCCACCAAATCTGCTTGGCCATCCTATAACTAGGACAGATAACCCAATTGATGCTCCCGGGGACTTTGGCAGAAGCCTTGCATATCTCACGAATGCCAAGGAAGGTTTTTCCAAAACGACGCCCAGTGATCAAGACCTTGAAACGGTTTGGATCATCTGAGACTGTCTGTTGTGGAACACTCAATGCCATTAACTTAGACCTCTCACAAGATTTACCACTTCTGGCAATACCACTGCACCTACCAGTAGCAACAGGATGGCCCAAACACGGGTGTCCATCTTTTCTACTTTTTTCTCAATGCGGTCAATGTCTTGTGCCATATGGGAAAGATGATTGTCCTTGATCGTTTTGATCTCTGCGGCAAGTTCTTTTAGTGTCATATTATTCCTGCCAAGGTAGTGGGGTGGTTGTATCGTTGTCTTCTGGGCTATCCTTCTGACCGAGATACTGCTTGCCCAAGAAAATCAACAGTCTAGGATCCTTGTCCATGACTGCCTTTTCAAATTGTGCTCTGCGTAGGGCTTTCTTGCCCTGACTGCGACCCTTCTCAATCAAATCACCAAATTTCTTGCTAACAGTGGCTTCGGCCAGTCCAACGACATCTGCTATTTCTTTGATGGTACACATCATAGACGCCAGTTTCCAAACCAACTCACGATCTACTGCTTTGACTTTTGAGGTGCCGACTTTTGGTGCTGGTTGTTGCTCTTCCATTATAGGCTCCTTGCTGTAACTTTTATTCTAAAAAATCTTCTTTCTATTAATGAGCCTGTAATTGTGATTGTGTTGTAAACTTTATATATTTTGCCTGCGGTGCCGCCACTAACTTTTATGGTTGTAACGGTATTGGTATTGCTTTGACTTGATTTCACCAATGCATCGGTGTCGCCTGATAGTGTTTCCACTGTAAACGAATTGCTGGTTATTACAGTACCCGTAGGCAACCAATCACTCCAGTCCAGTGAATAGGTAAGGACTGCATCTTCATCTTTCATGATGTAGAGTCCTTCGTTGTCTTTTAAAAATCCTGTTAGTGTTGCCATGTTCTGTCCTCAATGTATATTTACTATTGCATAAAATAACCAACATCAACTGTGCGGTTTTCCGGCAATACTTGGTAGCCTCTTGACTCTTGTTCAATGTCAAAGAGCCTATTCTCCGACAAGACATCATATGTTCTTTGTTCACTTTCAATGCCAAATAATCTGTTTTCGTTCAACACCATGTAGATGAACTGACTGTCCAACAGTTTGAGTTCACCGGCAAATTCGGCCACAAAGGTTCCTGCCAATGTGGCCGAGCCTCTTGTGGTACTGATGCGTCCATCTGTTAATTGTGCAACAAAGGCGTCAAGACGGGCACTGCCTGCCAGTGTGGTTGAGCCTGCAACCACAGTGGTAAATTCTGCCCCTAGGTTAGCCTTGGCACCTTGTATTCTTTGACCAACTGTGACTTCTGTGGCCAATGCTTCTAGATTTGCCACACCATTAAATGTCATTGCACCATTCACAATTAATGAGGCAGTGGCAGTTAATTCACCTAATTGAACACTTGGTATCAGTGTTGGTCTAACTATTTCTGTAAACTCTGCGGCAAGATTTGCACTGCCACTTAGGCTGTAACCTGCACTGGCATTTTGTGTAAAGTTACCGGCAAGACTTGTACCTGCATTTAAGGTCATTGAGCCAACTACAGATAAGTCACCCAAACTGGTAATGTCTAGGTTGGCCAGTTTCAATATTCTTGAATTGCTTTCAAGAGCAAATGCTGTGTCTAGTATTACACCAGCATTCAAGGTCATTGCACCAGCAATGGTTAGATTGGCCTGTGCTTCTAGTGTGCTAGATCCATTTCTATATAGATCACTACCCGAGGTCAGTGTAAATTGACTTACAAGTTCTGCTGAACCACGAACATCACTTAGCCTGCCTACAGTAACTTCTGCGGCAAAGGCCTCTAAGGTTGCTGATCCATCTTTAGAATTATCACTACCTGATGCTAATGTAAATTCTGAATTTAAATCTGCCGATGCTCTAAGGAATGTTCTACCATCTACATTGCCTTGAGTGAATACTGAATTGAGATTTGCTGAGCCACGAACATCACTTAGTCTTGCATCAACGGCAATTGCGGCTGTGCTGGTTAAATTTGCTTGACCGGCAAGTGCTAATCCACCACCACTAAGTAGTGTAACGGCATCAAAGGCAAAGAATCCACTCGGACGCCATTGATCTGTGAAGAAGCCACGCCATTCGTCATCCGGAACTGTGTCCCAGGTGTAGTCATAGGGGTCATCAATACCAATTAGCAAACCACCTTTGGCTGTCTGCGTAAATGCATCTTCTAATCTAGCATTGCCATTTTGTTCTAGTCCGCCCATGGCAGATAAAGCAAACTCACCAAAAACTTGACTGCTGGCAATGTCAAAGTCACTGCCTATTACAGTGATTGCAAATGATGCATTTAGTCTTTCATAGACTGCCCATTTGTCATCACTGTCATAGATAGTGTCCCAAGTGTCTGTGTCTGCCCAAGTGTACACATCGTTCTGTAGGTAGACCATACCGGGTGCAGGATTCTGTACGGTAAGTTGTGTGGCCAATGCAGATAGATTGGCACTGGCTGACATTGTTGTACTAGCATTTACAGACAATGAACCTGTGCTGGTTAAAACTGCGGCGGCTGTGGTAAAGGCCTGACTGTCTACAAATGTTTGACTGCCATCATCGCCATCAAATTGCAGTCTAACTAGTGTTCTATTTTCTCCATTCTTAGAAAATTCAGTAGGGGCTGCTGTAGGTACACCAACAATTGAGGTGGTGTCTTCTTGATAATTTGTCCAATGAAAACTGTCAATGTATCCTGTAAAAAAGTTGGCAATATTAACATCACAACCTATGCGAGGATTGCTGCCTAAGACTGGAACTGGACTACTAAATGTTCCATACAATCCTTTAAAAACTCCGTTTATATAAACTTCAATCTCACTATCGTTATTAGGATCAATATACTCTCTAAGTTGTATATGCGTCCAGGTGTTGTTGGCAACTGAGGCAGTATCAAGAGTTGTAAAAGTTCCCTGCAGATTATTCCATTTGAGAACGCCGCCATCTAGATATAATTTGTAGTCATCATTGGTTCCGGTCAAGGCACCGCCTGATAAAATTGTTCCCGAACTGGCTGTGGGATATATCCAAAAACTAATAGTCCAGCCATCAGTGCCTTGTCTAAAAAGATTTGAACTAGACGCAGGAAATGCAGTGGTACTATTAGTTGTTATTTGAATGTAGTCGCCATTACCATCAAGTTGAAGACTACCAGTACCCCACTTCTTTATAGAAGTGTCTACTTGTGCATTACCAAAGGCTGTTACTGTTCGGTAGACTCGGGTTACCATGGTCTAACCCTTATGTTGAACTCAAGACTTTAAATTTCCAATCATTGTTTTTGCCCCATTGTACTAATACTTTGGTATCACTAATGTATTCTGATACAATTAATGTATCTCGTATTGGAAATTCAGTACTAGTTGTTGTATCAAGACTTACCCAGTCAGTCTGGCTCATTGTTCCTGCAGTATTCTTAACAACTTTTACAGCAAGTATCTGTTCTGCGGTTGCCGCAGATTTGTAAAATAATCCGTAGCATAAGAAATGTGTTCCATCAAGAGGGTAAAATTCACAATGTTGAATTCTATTATATCCAGTAGGATATGTTAAGTTTGCTCTTGTTCCTGGAGTAACCGTACCGCCTGATACTTGAGCAGGATAAAGATATAGGACAGAACCATCAGAATTGTAACTACCAAATACTAAATTATTTCCTGCGGCTCTTCCACCTTTGTTACCTCTATAATTATTGAAATAAATGGCAGTGTCGTCAAATCCGGTTTGTTCAGAACCGAGACTTAAACTATTTCCACTAATAGTAAGAACTCTAAATTTCCAGTATTGTGTACCTGCGGTTAAACAATAAAACAACACTATTGTGTTATCGTCTATTTTATAAGGTTGTGCCATAGCACCGTTTAAGTTTACGCTAGTTTGTAATGTAGCAGTTGCTCCTGAAAATGTGTATAGTTGAATAACTGTATTAGGGTCAGTGTACATATAGTTTGTGCTGACATTGATAACTTTATCTGTTCCTACATTTAATAATAAATTAATATCTTTTGGTAAAGTCACAGCAGATACTGTAGAACTACTGGCCCAACTTGAACCATTCCAAGTGTGATAGGCCAAAGAAGCATACATAGTAGAAATGGTCCTACCAGTATTCACTTTTACCGAACTTGCATTTATGCCTCCTACATATTCTGGATTATAATCCGTAATAAACGATGTTCCTAGAGTTACCGTGGTTCCCGATATTGTAAAAGGTTTGGTGGCAAATTTACTTGGCACGCCGCCGGATAGAGCATCAGATTCATATAAGTGGAATCCATTGGTACTATCAACCATTGCTACACGATTACTGCGTCTTGCAGGAGTTGATGTTCCTGTATAAGTGACTGTGGTACCGTCAGTGGCTCCAGTCCAGTCCATCCAAGAAGCAACATATGTTCCATATGTTGGACCTTCCGCACTTGCAATATCACCTGTAGCAGTTAATGTATATGCGTTGAATCCTGTGCCATTGTTTGTGGGGAATGTTGCAGTTGTGCCATAATGATAGATCAATGGTTGTGCAAGTCCTGTGGCAGTTCCATTAG